CGCTCGGGGAACCACGCGAATGCGATCGCGTAGTTCGCCGATACTTCGTCCTGCTCAGAGATCCGGTTGATGTTGTTGCCGAACTTCTCGATGATCTCTCGGTAGGTCTGTCCGGTAACTCCGGACTTCATAAATTCCATGCCAGTCGTCATTTCATGCCTTTCATTCGGTTACAGCGCACGACGGATGTCAGTGAGCCGGTCCAGGTAGTCGTTGAGCACAGAGCGGATGTCATCGCGCATCTGCGGGGTGGAACGGTCGAGAACGTCATCGACCGTGCGCGGGGCATCGGGCACTTCCTGTTTCAGGTACGCGGGGGGCGGGCTGCCGCGCCAGAACCCCCACGCCGGGTGGTACAGGAACCCCTTGTCGAGGAACTTCCCGACCTCCCGCCACTTCCCATCACGGGTGCGGCCCTCGCCGATGATGGAGACGCGCGCCTTCTTGCCGCCGATCAGCTTCGTCTTGTAGGCCAGGTTCTCGAGCTCGGACGGGTAGGAGCCGGCACCACTGATCTGTGACACGTCCTGCCGGAGCCGATCGCGGAAGGTCTCGGTGATGGAGTCGAACTGCGCTTCCATCTGCAGTTTCAACTGCCGCCCGGACCTGTCGTGCCGGAGGGACTTCGTGAAAGCCTCGAGTTCCTTCGTATTCCACTCGATACGGTCGTCAGCCACGGGTGGACCTGGCGATGACGTTGACGGCAATGCCGAGCATCTGCTGCCCCTGTGCTGTGGGGTAGAGGCGGGGCTGGTCCATCTCCGCGTCGGGGTCCAGTCGGAACGTCGTGGACGCGTCGATGGTGTCCGCTACAAGTTCGGCCAGATCCTCGGTGGCCTCCTCGGTGGCATCATTCGTGGACATACCGCCGATGCAGAGGGCGATGAGGTTGATGCGCTTGTCACCGTAGGACTGACCGCGCTGCCGGTACGGGGAGGCGGGCATGACGCAGACGATCGGCGGCGTGAATGTCTTCGGGATGACACTCACCGCCCGGACACCGCTGATTGTATTCAGCAGTGTCGCCAACGCACCCCGTGCGGCCGTCAGGTCGGAACTCACGCGATCCCCATGTCAGGAGTGCACCAACGCGCTAGGAGAGATCTGACACCGCCCAGCGGGTCGGCACCGAGGCGCTGCGCCACGAAACCCCCACCCGCCGACCCATCGGGGAGGATCTGTGTTCCGAACGGAGCCTTCGCCCTTGAGAAAAGATCCACAGCGCACCGCAGGACGGCAGAGTCCTCGATCTCATCCGGCACCGGGTAGCCCTCATCCATGAGGTTCTTTTCGATGAACTCAGCGACGTGGATCTCGGCCTCGGCGAGCACTCGTTCCGCGACAGCCTGGTCCGACCCTCCTGCGCCGGCCTCAGCCAGGACTTGCTGGTAGGTGACGGTCATAGGGTCTCCAATGTGCGGAACGCGGCCTCCCACAAGGGAGCGGTCTGGTCGATGGTGTGGAGTGCGGCGGTATCGCGGGACTTCGCCGACATGGACTCCCGCAGCACGGTGTCCTCGATGAGAAGGTTGAGGCGGTCAACCCACTCGTCTTCGGTCTCGCAGAGGAACCCGTTCACCCCATCGACCACATAGTCCTTGTAGGGGCCGGTGTTGGAGGCGATGACGGGAATGCCGAGGGCGTTGTACTCGATGGCCTTGATCGGCGACTTCGACCGGGTGAACGCCGTATCCAACAACGGGGCAATACCGATGTCGAAGTCGATACCGGAGTAGTACTCGAGCATCGACTCCCGCCACGGAGTAAACCTGTTGCGGAACAGGGAGAAGTCTTTGCCGTAGTCCACCCCCACGGAGTGGAAGTCGATGTCGCCGCGGTGGTCTGACACTTTTCGGAGGGCTCCGACGACTGAGCGGAAGTCGTCATGGTGGGATGAGCCCCCAGCCCAACCGATAGTCAGCCTTTCGGCTTTCTTCCGCTCCGTGGTGATGAGAGCCGGATCGATCGCATTAGGGATCACGATGACGTTCGGGTTGAACTTCCGCATCGCATCCGCAAGATGCGGGACTGTGGTAGTCACCAAGTGCGCGTGGCTGAGCGCCGACTCCATCCAGTAGCGGGTCATATCCGATATCTGCAGCCGGGCCGGGTTCGACTCGTCCAGATTCCACAGGTCGTCGTCGGTCTCCCAGACGAGCTTCACCCCGGACTGCTTGAGGTTGTACCACATCGTGTCGATCGACTGGCCGCCGATCCGCTGCCCCAGGACGATGCGGGGACGGCCCATCGGCGGGTGGACGTCCTTGGTGTAGTCGGTGTGGGTCATCAGATGGCCGGCGCGGTTCAGGAACTCAAACGGCAGGCGTACACGGTAGTACCCGCACGCCCCGCCGTCCTCGAACGCATACACCTCGAGCGGGTCGTTTATGGGCTCGTGCTGCTGGCATGTCGGTCCGGGCCATCCGGGAACAAGGTTCAGCACCTTCGCCGGCACAGTCCCAACCCACCGCTCGGCACTGAACCTGTCAGCCATGACTAGTGGCTCGAGCTTGCGGAGGTGATCGGCGGTCGCCCACCAGTAGTTCCCGCCGAAGAACGGCGACTCCACTTCGAACCACTCCTCCGGGGTAAGCCAGTGAGCGCCGACGAGATCGTAGATGTCTAGGGCGGCGAGGTTCGTGCGCCACTTCATCACAACCTCGTAGGTCATGCACGCGCGCCATGCATCCGACACGGGCAGCGGATACCCCGCACCCTTCGTGTGCGCGTACAGCACCGGCACATCGGTCAGCCGCTCCTGGATCAGACCCAGGGTGCGTTCCTCGAATCCGTCAGGGAACTCGATGACCTCCCACCCGTCCGGGATGCAGGAGATAGCCTCAGCCCGGTTCTTGGGGGAGCCCACGACACCACAGGTCACCCGGTACGGGACTCCGATTCTGTCAAGGGCGTTGAGGTGCTCCGCGAACGGGCGCGCCCAACCACCGTCAGCGTAGAGGTGGTAGAAATGATGAAACTTCATGCCTTGCTTGCCCTTCATGCCGGACTTTCGAACACATTTGCGACACGGCCCCCAGACATGCCTCTGGGAAGCCGTTTGAGCCCCGAGGTGACCCGTTATGACCTGCCCTGTTCCCGACCTGCGAGGGCAAAGAAATTAGAACAGGTGTCCGATTGCGGAAAGGGGTGACGGTGGGGCATGATCCACCGCCACCCCCGCTTGTTTAGAGAGTGGACTGGGCCCAGTTCCCTACCAGCTCCCAACCGAGGTCGATGGTCGGGGAATCGGCGGTAGCCTCACCGCCCTCACCGCCAACCCACTCGTCCGAGGTGGGGGCCGAGATGGTCGCCGTCACAGCGAACTTCGGGCGACCAGCAGCCGACCCCTGGGGGAGGAACATGCCGGTCACCGTCGTGCCGATGTCCGCAGGAGTGTTCGCGTGAGTCCAGATCGAACCCGACACGAAGTTCTGCAGCACCGTCATCTTGAGCGCCTTCGCGCCACCCGAGCGGTACTCCGCGAACGTCTGCGAGGACTTGTCGGACTTCCCGAGAGACGCTGATGTGGTCTCACTCGAACGGTCTTCCCCATCGAGGATGAGGATGTACTGGTTCGGGATACCCCGAACATCACCGATTGCCATTGCTGGTCTCCTTCTTCTCGGAGACGGGCTCCGGGGTTGGTTCGTCTATCACCGGTTCCGGCTCAACCGGGGCCGGCTTGGGCTTCGCAGCCTTCACCGACCCCGTGTAGGAGCCGTCCGGCCAGCGGACGGCCACGGGTTACGCCGTCGCAGTCAGCTCGACAACAGCGCCCGACTCAACGGTCACCGTGCCGAAGTAGCCGGCGTATGCGACCTGCAGGCCGAGCACGGACGGCTCGGTAGCCTGCAGCGTGCCGATGCGCTGCTCGTACGCCTCCACCGCTGCGGTGGAACCGAGGTACGCCTTGCCAGCGCCGAGGCCAGCGGACATGATCACCGGCAGACCCGAGATCGTGCCGAGGACACCGGTGCCGTACGACGCAGCCGACAGGCCAGCGGACTGGGCGTTCTGCGCGTTGTACGGCTGGAACAGCGGGCCGAACAACTCGAGGACGGTCGGGGAGACCGCGATGAACAGACGACCGGCACCCTTCGTCTTCGAGAACACCGAACCGGTCGCAGTCCAGATTGCCCGCGCGATCGAAGTCTGCGACGCAGCCGACGCGAGACCGTAGCCCTGCGTGCCGGTGGCAGCGGCGGCGACAGCAGCCGCGAAGACCGCCTCCGTCTCGATGGCGTACTGGCCAGCGAGGTCGTTGACCACGGTGTCGAGGATGCCGGGGTTCGAGAAGTCGATGTTCTGCTTCGACACGTTGACGTAACCGCCGTACGTGTTCACCGTGCCTGTAAGGCGGGTGATGAGCATCTTCTGCGACTCGAGCTCGGTCTTCTCGTTTGCGCCACCCGAACCAGCGGTGCCCTGGATGCCGACAGCGGTGTGCTGCGTCACCTTCGGACGGTAGAACGTCGGGCCGGACACGGGGGAGGTTCCGAAGAACGACACCAGCGGGCGGGACTGGTCGATGAAGTTGATCAGCGGGCCGACGATCGGGTCCGGGACGATACCGGGGTTGTCCGAGGTCTTCTGGTGCGCGGCGGCACGCAGGTACGTCTCGACGCGTGTTGCAGCGGAACGGTCACCCGTTGCACCGCTCCACTGGTCGAGAAGGTACGCGCCAGCCGAGGCGTACTCGGTCGGGTTGGTGACGCGCCCACGAATGGACTCCATCGCCTGGTTGACCTCAGCGCTGCGCTTGATGGCACCTTCGGTGACCTCGCGGGTCTCGTAGAGGGTGTCAAGCTGAATCTTCAGCTCGTCAACGCGCGAACGCGCGCCCTTCACGAGTTCCATTTCGGCATCGGTCATGTCGCGCTGCGCATCCTCTGCGGAACGGACGAGACCCTGAATGAACGCGGTGCGCTCGTTGATCTCCACCTCGAGGCGCGTGACCATCGAGTCCTGATAATTGGTTGCCATTAGGCACTCCTTAGATAGTTGGGATTGTTTGCAATGACCCAGCGGCCAGTGCCCCAACGGGCGGGAGTGCTCCAACGAGCGAATGGTTACATGTGACCCCAGACGGGTCAGCGCGCAGAAATCTCCCTAAGGAGAGCTGCGGCAAGATCGAGGTTCGGAGTTGGGGTATCCGCGATGGGCTCCCCGGTGCGGACGCTGATAATGTCAGCACCCTCATAGGCCGGAATCGGCGTGAGCCCTAGGTGCTCGAGAAAAGCACGGTAGAAGGTCATCACTCCGTTCTTGATAGCGGTGTCCTGAGTGCGTGCCTTGAACTCGATGGATGCGTGCAGCACACCATCGGCTGCGAGCTGCAACGACTCGTCACCGAGCGGGGTATTCGAGACCTTGAATGTCGCGATGAGCCCCTTGGCATCCCTTGTGTTGAAGGAGCGCGCCCCGCCGATAACTCTCTCGGGCTTGTGATCCCGGTTGAGAGTTATGTTCTTGGTGCGAGACTCGATGCCATCGAACGAACCAGGCATGAACTTCTCATGCGTCGCGCGAGGTCGCCAGTCAGGCACAGCAGCCTCAACGTTGTACGGAACAGCAATCAGGGTGATCTCACGCTTGCCGAATGCCACGTCCTCGATCGAAGCTGAGCGAAAGTGCGTCCCCCCGAATTGCACGGGGGCGACTTCCGAATCTTCTAGTTGCTCGGTCATTATTCCTCCTGTCCGGTCAACGCCAGAGGGGCGATGTCACCGTTCATACGTTCCATGGTTCGAATCTCAGGCCCGGTGATCACACCGGGGATAGCTGCAAGGGTTGAGTAGTAGCTGGCGCGGTCGACCGCAGACGGGCGGGTGTATGCGTCACGGTTCAGGTCGAACTTCGTTCCCCGCGGCAACGCCCACGAAGAAATTGCGGCCGAGACAGCAGAGACCTTCGGGCCGAGGGACGCGCGCTCGTGGAAGTCGAACAGCGACGATACATTGCTGTACGTCATCGAATCCCCGCCCGACGGCAAACCGACAAGGAACGGCGGCACGCCGAGCATGATCGCGATACGCGAATCGGTGAACTGGGACAACTCCACAAGAGCCATCTCTTTAGCCGACTTCGTAGGGGGCGCATCGAGTTTCGCGCCACCCGACATGATCGCCGGCTCACCAGGACGCTCCGCGCGAGTCGCAACATACCCATCGAGAACAGCAATGGACTGTTCCTTCGTTAGCGGCTTGTCGGTCTGGATGTAGTACGGGGGCGCGATACCACCCTCTACAAGACCAGACACGTATCGGGCGATTGTTGCCGCCGACACCATCCGTGCACCGCCAGCCTCGAGCGGCCCAACACCATGAAGGTTCCCGGGCTGCCGTGAGTAACGGATGTGGAGCATGTCGCCCTCAGGAACCTCGTAATCGCCAATGCGAAACACGTCACGAGAGACGATCGTCACGAAACACGCTGGAATCACCCGAAAACGGACAGGAAGATCCTGATAGTCGCGAGCGAGCGCGAGAAGGAACACCTCACCGCACTGGTACTCCCAGAACGCCTCTTTCGCGAAGTCATCCCACGACGCGTAGTAACTAGGGTCAGGGTTCACCATCCACGACTTAGCAGGGATGATCTCACCGCCCCTCGTCAGATATGGGGGCATCGAGCTGATCACGGACGAGTTCAGATCCAGGCACGCCCACGCCGTGTCAACCAGAGTGCTGAACTGGGTGTACCCGTCCCACGTCGGATCAAGCCAATCCGTGGGCCAACCCGGCCACGGAGACGGCGTAACCTGCATCCCTGGCAGGAACGCGGCACGCTGGGCCTGAATCAGAGAAGTCGGCGGCGGGTCATACAGTTCACGCGACGGCGAAGGCTCCGCTGTACGCGTGAACAGATCAAACAGACCCATGTAGGACTCCTTAGAAAATTCCAGACCACGACGAGTCATCAGAAACTGACCCGTGATGCGCCAAAGTCACCGCCTCCAAAGCGGAAATATCACCAGATCTGCGGGCGAACACATTGCGGTCGCCGATCTTCCGCCAATCAGCCGCGACCGTCGCCGCATCCAAGTCCGGGTAGCCGCCATGCTCCACTTCAGATGAAGCCACCGCTTGAACAAGATCCGCTACGGCCTGGATATAACGATCAGTTCCGATTTCTTCGAGCACTACAGAAGCACGCTCGAGATCAGGGATCAGAAACGCTGCTGGCCCACCCTTGTCGATGACCACAAGACGGTCGAACTTCTGCGACACCCGCGCCACCTCAGCAACAAACGCTCGACGTTGTGAGACGGGCAGACGAGTCAACAGCCCAAGGTGAGGTTTCTCACCAGGGAGCACCGCACCGAAAGACAGCCACGTACCGTCAGGGTCAGCAGCCACACCAAGACCTGTCGGCACCCCGACACGAACCGGAGCAGACAGATCGCCCCACCGGGGCAGAACCTTCGACCCGCCAGCCATCAGCAGGAACGGCCACACATTCAGGTACTGAGCAGCCCACCCCCTAAGAGGGTCAGGGTCATCAACCTCAGGGTCGGACTCGCCCGCCCTCGCAGCCTTGAACTTCTCCGTCACCAACCGCTCACGATCCTCAGACCAATGCGGGGACGAAGCACGCCACGTCGCCGGGTCGGACACATCAGCGTCAGGGTGAGCACCCCAGAACAACAGCAGCGTGTCCTCAGACAGATCCCTGAGCGCGTTCATCAGACGACCGCGCATCAAAGACGAAGCCTTGACATGCGCCGTTGAGGTCATATGCAGTTGAGGCGAGATCCGCTCGAGCAGCGCCGGCTCAATACCATCAGTGATCACATCCGGTTTGATATCCCACGCCTCATCGACCTGGCCGTAGCAAACGTCATAGCCGTAAGCCCCATCAGGTGCCCGCAGAATCCAACGGTCGGAATCCTCATCAGGGGCAACACGGATCTCCTGGCCGCCCGCCCGCTTCATCACCGTCCAGCCCCGCTTATCAGCCCAAGCCCACGACTTCGCGTGGATCTCCTTGCCGATCATCAAATCCTTGGACACGAGCATGCACAGCTGCGTCTCACCGAACAGACTCGAGTGAGCAGTACGCCACACCGCCGACTGCCTAAGACGAACCGACTTGCCGATACGACGCGGCCCCGACTCGAGCACATCACGCCACACCAGCAGACCCTCAGCGTCATGCTCGTACTGACGGATGATCGCCAGCTCCTGCCACCATCGCGGGGGCTTCCAGCTACCCGACCTACCCCAGCTCAGGTTCTGCAGCCGAGACCACTCGATCAGTTCTTTGCCGTAGGAACCAACCGCCCGAGGGTGCGGACCAGACATCGCAAGAGGCGGCGCAGAGTCCTCAGGGACATCCAACAGGTGCTTCGCCCACTCCGAATGAGCACCAGCCATCGGGTCGCCCCGCAAAGCAAGAACCTCAGTCAGAGAAACCCGAACCACCGGTTCAACCATCAGCGCATCCCCGGGAGAGAAAAGAAAGAGGGCGGGGTCGTCTGGGGTATTGCTGTAGAAAAAATGGACGTTGTTCTCACAATTTGAGGAAGCGTGAGGTTCTTTGTTTGTTGCCGCGTATGGCTGCTTCGGTGGTGTTGCAGCGTGCGTGTCCGGGGCCGATGATCCTTGTGCCTGTGGTGTCGTGGCATAGGTGCCATCGTTGACCGGGTGCTATCACGCGTGTTGGCATGAGGCAGATTGGTTCTGCACATTGGGCGTCGCCTCGTGCTACTACTGGTGCCCATGCGCGGCGGATCGCTAGGTACTGGCCGGTGTACTTAGGGTCGGCCACTCTTTATCGGCTTCCCGCGCATGGTCTGTACGACCGTCCATACGGTGAGCGCGGCGATTGCTAGGAGGATGGTGGAGGCGACGATTACGCCGACCCATGCGAGGAGGGTCAGGGGTTCCATGTTCATGCCTTTCGATAGATGGTTACTGCTGGCCCTCGATGAGGGAAGTTGTGCTCACGCCCGGGGTGCGGCGTAGGAACATGAGGCTGACGTTGTTCTGGTCGAACCAGCCCAGGGATGGGATGCGCAGCTGGTGGGCGAGGTCTTTGGTGAGCCAGTCGGTGCCGGCTAGGTAGAGCTCGCATCCGCTGTCGAGGATCTGTTGGTCTTGCCCTTCTGGCCCATCCCAGATGATCACTTCGTCGGCTATCCCCAGCTCGAGCACGTCAGCCATGCGCTCAATTGCGGGGCGCTGCGGTGTGCGCTTGTAATGGGTGAGGAAGTTGTCACTGTTGACTGCGACAGTGAGGTGGCCCGTGCCGTACCTGCCGGCGAAGGTGCGCGCGGTAGTGAGTGCTTCTCGATGACCTAGATGCAGCAGATCGAAGCCGCCTGGGTACAGCACTCTCATGTCTGCCCCCAGTTGCCTTTGTGCTTTTCCCACAGGTGGTTGCCGAGCACCATATTCAACCTGCCGTGGCGTTCCTCCATGCGGAGGCGGTTTTGGTCGGTTATCTCGGGCCAGATGGTTTTCATGGGGACGACGGAGGGCAGTGAGCCCTCAAGATTGCATGCGCCTTGCTTGGTGACCTCATCTAGCGGAAGGTGCATCTGCACGTCTGCCCGGTTATAGATCGCGAGGAACATGGGGGGCCAACCGGCGAGCCATGCGGGGCCGCTCTTGTCGACGGTCTTCCAGAAGTCTTTGTGGAGGATGGTCACTGAATCATGCAGAAACAGGAATTGCTCGAACCGGGCGCATCCTGACCGGATGGCGGCGGGTTCGTAGCCGCCTGTCTGATGGACGAATACCTCACGCCTGGGTGAGCTGGTTCTCTTGATGCTGGCTAGGCAGTCCTCGAGCCATGCGCCGCGCTCGGGGTTGGTTCCGATGACGACAGGGATCATGCGAGCGCTCAGGCCTCGTCCGCGTCGACTCGTGCCCTGAGTAGTGCGGCGTCGTGTTCGGCTTTCCCCCGGATGGTGTCAGCAGCAGCCTGTGTGGGGGAGCCGATCGTGGAGTAGCCGGCCAACTGGATGATGGTGTCGTGGTCTAGGTGATCAGGGAGGCTAGGCATGGGCGCTGTCTTGGTGCTTGCGGCAAAGTGCTGAGATGCTGCCCTTGGCATCAAGGAAGTCTGCGTTGTTTGCATCTTCGATGTGGAACACGGGTGTGTCGCAGACGTTGCAGTTGATCACTAGCGCGCTCATTGTCGTCTCCCGTTGTTGTGGGGGTGAGAGGGTGGTGTCTCGTCCGGATTCGAACCGGAGTTACTGCGTCTCTGCCACACCCCTCATTGAGGAGCCGGGATTCGAACCCTGAGCTTCACAGCGTCCTAGGCCACTAGACGACTAAGACTGGGCACTGCAGCGCCCTATTCAGTTGTTCCTTCGGTAGCGCCGAAGTGTGGGCGGTGGGTTGTGACTATCCCGCAGCTCGCGTGTGAACTACAGCAAAAGGAGGTTGCGTCTGCGCGAGTGAGCAACCCACCACGAATAGGTGCACAGAAGCGGGGCATTGAATGGCAGTGGCGCTTGACAGCACCGGACACCCATCTACCCCGCTCTGGCCGGACAGCAGCTTTGATTCGAATTCACTGGCAGGCCACCGTGTGAGACTGCTCGTGTCGGTCTACTTATCTCTGCGGCGAAACCGACAAACGCTTGGCAGGTAGTTCAACCGCTCCTAGCCCTTTGAGGGCACGCGCACCATACGGAGACTGTTCGGAAGCGGAATCGGGCGATTCTTTACAGAGATCACCCGCGTACTGACAATTATGCATCCTCAGTAGATAGATACCAAGTAGGTAATTCATAGTGTGTCGGAATGAACGCAGTTGCAATGCCCGGACGGGTTGATGGAGCACCCCTTGCAGATTCCCGGATCTGGGGTGATGCCACATTCGCAGGAAGTCGCGTTAGTACTCATTACAGGGATTGCCCAACTCACTAAATAACGCGGTCGGCTCACCGATCACCTGCGCACCTACCGAATCGAGCATGAATCGAGTGACCCTCAGCGCAGATAACTTGCGCCTAGCGCTCAACAGGCGTTCCTGAGTGGTCGCGAGGTCGGTGGTTAGCCTCATCACAGATTCGTCCAAGCGAGTCTCATGCTCGATCAGACTCTCGATCTCCCGGTCTATGACTTTCTTGGCTTCTGTTGAATCGTGTACGGCGTTCATGCTGTCTCCTTCTCTGATTGTTCGATTGCGTAGGCGAGTTCGCGAATGTTGAACACCTCATCACAAGCACGGCAGATGCCCTTGGCCTGTTGGATGAGGTCAGCCCCAGTGGGCCGGTACCGGATGACGAGGGGGCGGGAGTATCTGGCACCGTCGCGCATGTCGAACCACTCTGACGCTCCACAGGCCGGACACGGATTCGGTAGGTCGCGTTCCCTGGGCGGGTCAAGCAAAGCCCTGATTTGTCCCGCCCAGGCCCGGAGCTGCTTCACCTGAGCCCGCTCCAAAGCGTCATCCTGTGGTTTCGCCATGCGAGCCACATACCATGCGCGTAGGTCTTTCGCGGAGTCCTTCACCGGGACGATGCGGAGGGATGCGCACCAGTCGCGGATCTGGGAACTGATCTTCATCGCCGTGAACAGGGCAGCCGTGTTGAGGATCGCGCCCTCGAAGGCGAGCTTCCCGCCGGCGGAACCGGAACCGAGGGACGATCGGATCGAATCGTCCAACTGCGTGAGCAGGGAGGGGAGGACTACTGCTACCGTCTTCTGCCCCTCCAACCCCGACCCGACCGGCCCATCCTGAATGACCTTCGTGCGCACAGGGTCAGTGAGGGCTTCCAACGCCAGGAGTAGTGGGTTGTCGTCGTCAGTCATCGTTCAGTCCTTACTCGGGGTAGACACGGGGAGGGCGGCGAGGAACTTCTCAACATCGTCGGGGTGGCCCATTGCCCAGCCGGTGCACCCGTTCTCGCCGCAGTCGCAGGGGATGGCGAAGCGTCCGCGCTCGGTTGCCCTGACGTACATGGCACGGTCACCTGTCGTCCACTGGTCGATGAACTGCTGACGTGTCAGCTCTGGGGTGTCACTGGTCATTGGTCGTCCCCAGACGGTCGATGACATATCTATCGAGGGCGTTAGCTAGCCCTTCGGCTGCATAGCTGATTGCCTCGCGGAGCGGGTCTTTGTGGCACCCGCATTTCACGTTCGGGCATCCCTGATCCCCATAACCACAGGGTCCGAGTCCGGTCGCTAACGTCCCCCTACGACAACGAGCACAACACAGGGGGCGGGTGTCGCGGGCCTCGGAGCCGCCAGATGGATGATTCGAGGGGATCGGCTGGTAATGCTTGCTCACGAGTAGCCTCCGATGATGATGAGCGCTGCGAACAGCATTGATGCGGCCAGCATTCCCATGACGAACCAGAAGACTTTCCAAAAGTCACTCATGCGCTCTCGTCCTCGGTGGGTACGGGGAGAGCAGAAAGCTCTTCGTCTGTCTTGCGGCGCACATGGAACTGTGTACGGAACTTGATGGTCAGGTCGTCGCTGAGTCCATCGCTCAACGAGTATTCGATCGGCCATTGCTCGAATACGTAGTCACGTACGAACTCGTCTACGGTGATGCCGAGAATGGCGACCTGCCTACGCAGGAACTGTTCGGTCTTGTCGGACAGTTCCTTCGCGGCCTTATTGCCGAACGTGTCAAGCATGCTCATGCTGATACCTCGATTCCGTGATTACCCAATATCGCTTCGAATGACTCGTTGAACTCTTCGAGGGTCATCGCCTCCATACGGGCAACCTCCACCTCAGACAACGCCGATGACAGTTCTGCGGCCCGGTTCTGTGCTGTCTTCGCAACCGACAGTGACCGCATACGCAGCGCTTCCGTGTACCCGAGTTCGGCCACGTCCACCATTCTTTTCACCGTCGCGCGGAGTCGTTTCAGTGATCGCCAGTGCTGTGAACGGCGACGCTCCGTGACCGCCAACAGTTCCTTCGTCTCCGCGAGCTCGGTGCGGGTGTCCTGCAGTTCATCCATCAACGACTGCACCGTGTGAGCCTCGATCGGGTCAGGGACGGTCAGGGGTTCCAACGCCAGGAACCTCGACGCGGGGGCCACCTCCACTGACTCGAGGACAGCAATACGGGCCTCACAGATAGCCACCAACTCGAGCGCCGCCACCAACTGTGCGGACGGGGTTACGAACGGGGCGGGAACCTCCACCACAGTGATACGCCGGCCAGCCAACTTGACCCCCAGGGCGACACCGAAACACACGCCGATACCCAGACCAGCGGCGAGCATTAGCAGGGCGGCGGTCACGAGTTCTCCCTCAGAATCTCTTGAATCTCTTTCTCGCGTCGCGCCTCTGCGACCTCTTTGATGCGACCGGCATTGCGCCTGTTCTCGGCGGCTATCTTTCGGCGCTCCTGCTCGGGCTGAGTGGCCCAAGAAAGCAGCTCACCCCAGCAGCCGTCGCAAAGGTCGAGTTCCGAATTGGTGATGCGAGGGCGCTCGAAACTCGGGGCCGAACCAAAGCGGTACGACATCCAACTCACACGATGTGTTCGAAGAGTTACCTGCCCACGTAGACGGCTGGGCCAATCCTTCGCCAAAGACACTGGCTCGATCTTCTCGTCACAACGCTGGCAGTTGTCGCTCATTCGGGTGTTCCTGTCTCGGTAGGGAGAGCACGGATGGCGGCGGCGATGCGTTCGCCAGCGGCCCAGCCCATCGTGTACGGGTGGTGCTTGGTCTTGTCATGGTCTGCGACTATCGCCGCTCGGTTCTGCATCGACGTTGCCCCCTCACGGCGACCAGCCTCGAAACCAGCCTTCCAATCCTCAAAACTCGGAATCTGCGGCTTGTTCGGGTGCGTCCGGCACCACTCATTCCATGCCTCGTTCTCGCGTTCGTCGTCAGTCAGCATTGGGTGTCTCCTTCGGGGTGCGGTACGGGTTTACAGTGCGGTCTTCGGGTCGCTGGTTGTTATCGAACTCGTCAGCCTGTGCGCTCTCGTAACCCTCATCCCATGCCTCTGCTTTGGCTTCGGTGATGTGCCGTTCAACCTCAGCCGGGTTCGTCCACCCCTGTTCTACGAGGAAGTCGGCCATTCCGTCGCGGGCCTTCTGCTCGGCTTCGGTGATAGCCGCCGAGATGAGGGGGAGGAGGACAGCGATAGCGTCTGCGGCCACCTGCTCATCCGAGATGATGTAAAGAGTCGCGGCTCGCATCTGGTCGCTGAGTCCCTGAGCAGAAAACCCTCGCACGGAGTTGGGCGCGGGGATGTGCTTGTCAAAGCAGCAGCAGAGATTTCCGCCACGGCAGCGGTCTCCGTGCTCTGGACAGGTGTAGTAGATCTGTTCGCGTAGTTGGTTGGTCACCGGGACAGGGGCGGCGATCGTCTCACCGTCGTAGGGCCGTCCAGTCAGCGGGTCGGTCAGCGGGTCAAGCATTGGTGTTCCCCTCGCCAGTGAGAGCGGCGATTGCCTTCTGTGTGTTCCAGCGCGGGTCGGCGGAGAGCAATGCCAGTGCCTTGTCGATGCGGGCCCGCAGCTTCTCGTTCTCGGCCAGCAGGTAGGCCACATCCTCACGCGACCAACTAATGAACTCGGCGGTGTCGTCGTCCGAACACTTGGCCACTGGCTGATCCCAGAAGCCATCTCCCGAGTCCGTGCCGACCCACACCCAATGACGGTCTGCTGACACCTCCCAGCTCCACGGCCCCGGTGTTGCCGCGTCGAGTCGCGCCTGTATTGCTTCCTCACGCGAGGGGGAGGGGGTCATGCGACATTTCCAACCCAATAGACGGGTGACGCTGGCGGATCAGCGGTCGGCAGCTTCCCAGAACGCCAAGCCATTACGGCTTCCTCGTGGTTGCGGATAATGCCTTCGTCAACCTGAGCGCCGTAGCCAAGAAGCACACCGAAGATGTTCATGCCTTCTTCCCCTCGCCCGGGTTGTAATGCTGCGACCGGGCTTGCTCGGGCGTGACCATTCCGTGCAGTGGTGCCTTCTCCCCCTCGGCTGCCGGTACGAGGGCGAGGATGGCGGCACGAATCTGTTGCGTTTCCGCATCCCACGGGCTAGAGACAGCCGCCGCTGCATCTCGTAGCGCGGCCTCACGAATGGTGGCTTCGCCAGCCGAACCAGCAGGGGTGAGACGACGGAGGGGCATTGCATACGTCAGCACATCTAGCTCTGTGCGGTCAGTCTGACCGGGAGTTGCTGTGGTGCCCTCCTTGTCCATCATGTAGTTCCATTCACCCGCAGCGTTGAGCGTCCAGATGCCGCCGATGTCGCTGATATACGCTCCCGGCTCGCTCGGCAGTTCCACCTGTTCGGTTACGTCAGGGCCGGGCAGAGCGGGCTTGCCGTCTTCCATCCATTTCTTGAAAGCCAGCCAGTCATCGTGAGTCGTCGCGCGAGGGTCGGGCAGGGTGTGCTGTCCGCAGAAGCAGTTGGTCATGTCAGTTTCCTTTCGGGGTAGAGAGAGCAGCGACAGCACGGTGGATGACGGTCGCGGGAAACGCCACGCCCCCGAAGCTGTACTGAGAAAGCACGCCGGGGTCGGTGTTCGTCGGCTTGATAGGTTGCCACCCGGAATTCGTACCTAGATGGCACATGCCGGTCGCATCACGAACGATGGTGCCGACCGCGTGCAGCGCCTCAAGCTCGTCGCCGTTATGGGCTTCCTCGTCGCTTGGTGTGTCGCCTACGGGGAGGGGACGGGAGAGGGCTTCGAGAGCTTTGAGCACGTCATCCCTCGTCGTTCGGCCCTGCGCGTTCAGGGTGAAATTCGGAAAGTCGCGCTCAACACGAGCGATCAGTTCCGCTACTCCCTCGGTGGGCTGCGGGGCCGGGGTGAAGTCGAACGCGGCACGGAGAATCCTTGGGATCGCCCACGGAACCAAATGCGCGTTCTCGTCTGCGTGCTCGTCTAGGACGGCCTCAATCTCCTCGTCGGTGGCTTCGGTGATGTGCTTCATGCCTGGACCTCCGAGACCGATTCGCTGTAAGCAACGGCTCTCGCGAGGGCCGCCCACCCTTTAGCAAGGGAAACCGCTTCATTGCCGACGGTGCCGTAGGTTTTGACTAGACCCTGCTCGCGAGTTCGGAGGATGCGTGCTGCATTGTCGATTGCTTCTTTCGTTGTCGTGCTCATCGTTACTTCTCCTCGTCATTGGTTGGGGTCTGCCCAGAGGACAGAAGGGAGAGAACCGCGTCGGCGTAGCGTTTTGCGTCCAATCGGTAGTCCCATTCGGGGTCGTAGTCGTGATCGTTCTCAGCCTCGGAAATGAAGGCCGCAACTATCTGCTCTCGTGTTGGGGTAGTCGCCTGCGGCGAGGTTGTGGCCGGGACAGACTCAAGAGCAGAAAGCAGTTGCTCCATCACAGATCCCATGTGGCGCGAGAGCGAGGCGTAGTCCTGTTCGAGATACCCGCGCGAGGTTCGGCGCTCTTCAATCAGTCGTTGTGCTTCTCTGATGAGAGCGTTGACAGGGGGAACGGCGGTCACGACAGGTTCCCCGGTTTCGCCACGTTGCCGTCCCCGAATCCCTCTGGACAGGCCCATAGACCGTCGTAGTGAATCCAGCCCTCGTCGGTCTTCTCGATCGCGAGTCCGCAGTTCGCGCAGTAGGTCATCGTTTCCCTCCACCGAGAGAAGAACCAGGGATGGACAGATGGGCGAGCTTCATGTTGGCTTCATCAATGATCATCTGCGCCGCCCTGTAAACGAACCATCCACAGTTCGTCGTAGTCGCCTTGCGCGCGTCGGCGATCAGCTGCACCAACTCGTCTTCGTTAGCTGCATCTACCAGATCCCATACCGAGCGTGCCGCGACTGCAACCGCTTCGGACTGGGCCTCAAACGATTTCTGCCAAGCGCGCGGATCGTCGGGCTTGTCGAGTCCGAACCGTGCAACCTCAGCCAACTCCGCTGCCGACAGCTCAGGGGCGCTCATGCCGACACCTCCGCATGGGATGCGTTGTGCAGCTCGTTCGACCACCCAGCGTTCAGGAACAGCGCACCGCACTGACCACAGATGATGATGCTGTCCAGCAGCGCCAGCGATAGCTTCGTGTCTTTCGTCATTTCTGTCTCCTTCAATTCGTTTTCATCAAGCCGGCCAACCCGACTCACGCAGCCAACTCGTCCAGGCGGCGACCCAAATCAGGGCGACCATGCCGGTAAGCCAACCGCGACAACGACAACTGATTCACGTTCAAGATCTGCGCGACCTCCCAACCTGGGACACCACCCTCAAGGAGCCACTCGGTTTCCTCGAGCACAACCTCAGTGGGGAGGCGCTTAGGCTTCTTCGGTTCCGGCCACAGTTCCGTCATCATCCGAAACGACTCAAGGTTCAGCCGGCGACGCTCACCGACCTCCCACGCGGTCATGCGACACCCCCGAAATCGAAGGCTTGTTGTTGCATCCGTTTGGCCGCGATCTCGCAGTACCGCTCGGACTTCTCAATCCCAATGCTCCGAATACCAATGTCGGCAGCGGCCCGCATGGTGGTTCCCGTGCCTGCGAATGGATCAATTACTGATCTGGCGTTTGTGGTTTCTATCACCTTCGCCGGCAGGCTGATGGGGAATGTTGCTGGGTGTCCAAACTCATCTCTGGACATTCCGAGATGCCATAGATCGCCAGCGCCAGAAGCGGAATGATCACGCAGTTCGAAGTCGCGCTTGGCGAGCAGAAATATGAACTCCGAGGTCGAGCAATAGTGCCGTTTGTTCACCCCGATGCCAGTGCCACGATCCCATGTGATGATCTGGCGAAGCGGAACACCGAAATCGAGGCCCAACGGCAGGCGCGCAATGCCGTGCTCCACCCTCTGTTTGTGGTTATAGAAAATCGCCCCGTCTTCCGGCAAAACCTGCCACAGCACCGCGAGCACGTCTCGTTGCCATTGGTCGTACTTATCCTGCGGGAGCGCGTCATCGTAGTTCTCATAGCCATCGCGAAACTTGCCTCCCTTGTTGTTTGCGCCAGGACGATACATTCCCCGCCCATTGCCGCCAGGGACAAGACCCATGTTGTAAGGAGGGGAGGTTATCGCGATTTGACCAAAGGCAGGCTGAGCAAACGTGCTCACCCAGTCGGACATGATCTCAAGGCAATCGCCGTGATAGATCGTCACCAGTTCGTCTTGGTAGTAGGGGTAGGCGCTCACTGGTTGGCTCCCTCGGAAACAGGGACAACACCAACAGGCCCGAAAGCAAGATCGCGTGGTTCGTCCAAGTCGTCGCAACCGCAACCGACAGGCCCAGCACCGCCAACGTTGCCGCGCCTCGGATGCCACAGCACAGAGCAGCATCCATTCACGCATCGATAGGTAACGCACTCGTCGTACATACGGTCGGCGGCGTACAAGAACATGGCCTCGATGGGGCCGCGCGGAAATCCCCAAAAATCGTCTTTAGCCTCCGCGCCTCGAGCCGCCAACCATGCTTTGAGAAGATCACGAGCAGGAATCCCGTACTTCCTGCGAAGGTAAATGACAGATGTGACCAGACGTAACTTGCTCATGCGACTCCTTCAATGTCGAGATCGAAATACGCTTGCTGAACCTCGCCGGGAGTCTTACGGCACACAGACGCGAGATACGCATCCACGTCCCGCACATCACCCTTCGCCTTCGACAGAATCGCCCGCGCGAGCTCCACAGCACCACCGAGCGTCAACGGCTCATGCGTGGCACGGACGAAGTTCTCAGCGACCGCCCGCAAATCCACGATCCCCATGAACCGAGACGCGACCAGAGCTGATTCGTCAAGTCGCTGAGGGGCGCTATCAGGTAGGTGACTTGACTCAATATCTGTAGTCACGTCAGTCAAAAGGACGGGATCGGGACGGGACGGGACGGGGTGTTCGGACACCTGCGTATGTCCGTCCGGTGTCCGCTTCTTGTCCCGCTGGGACATCTTGCGGACACGCTCAGCTTCCCGGTCGGACAGAACCTTCGCCTTCGTCGGGTTGTATGCGAGGTAGTCGTGAATGACGACATCACCGGGATCGACAGGGGCGCAACGTTCGCAGTCGTGACCGTGACCGTGCCACAGCTCGACCCGAATCAGTTCCTCTACGTCGGCGGCGATAGCGTCTAGCTCGTCTAGCTCATGTGCCTCGAGGATGCCGTCAGAGAGCGTCCGCGAGGCATAGTTACCGGCGAGGAGCCACAGCCCTACACAGCGCTGGCGGCGCTTCCTGGGGATACGGATGACCTTCTTCGAGATCCCGAACTGATCGTCTATCTTCTGCCAAGCCATTAGCGCACCGCCTCAAAGTCAAGCGGTTCCGGGTCATGCCACCCCGACGAACGCACCTCCGAGTTGCGCGTGTAGAGACGTGGCGGGTCAAGCCGCAGACGCTCCACAATCGATTCGCAGTGCTCCTCGTTCTGCTCAATGACGATGCACTTGCGCCCCTGCCTGACTGCGGCGAGAGCAGTTGTGCCGGAGCCTCCGAAAGCATCCAGAATCGTTTCGCCAAAGTCGGTGAACTGGTCTACCAGCTGCTCCATCAGGGACAGTGGTTTCTGCGTCGTGTGCCAGCGCGGATCTGTGCCGCTTCGGTTGAGGACAATTGGCACAGTCCAGAGAGCGTGCTTGCCTCCACCGTTCCACCGCTTCTTGCCTTTCGGGTGAGCGATGGTGATCGCTTCAAATCCTGTCGCTGGGCGGTCACCGCTGAACTGCGGAGTGCTGCCAACCTTGATCCATGCGCCAGTTCGCACATAGTCAAGTCCGGCAGTCACGAGTTCATCGCGCCAAAGGTGATCAGACTCGACATCGGAAAAGACGAGCACCCAACGCTTTGACAGTCGCGCGAACTGCTGAGCACAGAACGCGCGTAGCTCGGGCTCGAGGTACTCAAACCCGAGGTCTACGTTTCTTCTAGTGTCGGCCCCATACTTGCCGCCACGGTCGTTCTCCATCATCTTCGCCGAGCGGATGTTGTTGTGCGTGTGCTCGCTATAGGGCGGGTCAGTGATGACGACGTCGACGGACGTGAGAGTCGGTAGAACAGACTCGCATTTGCCGAGGTAGACGGTAACTGACTCGTCTTCGTAGTACGGCTTCATGCGACACCACCTAGTGGTCTGTCTGCGAATACGGCTACACTTGACACTGCTGCTCCAATAGCTCTTAGTCGGGTGGAGTGGCACCAAGCCCGGGACTTCGGTTCCGGGCTTTTGGCTTTCTCCAACCACCATTCTATAGCCGCACGGCCACAATGTGTCCCCATTTGGGTACACGATTCATCCATACGGCTCACCGGGTCACCTCGAGGCCGGTCTTGATCGCGTGGATGGTTTGCATGTACTCGACCGCGTCAGCCGGCTTCAACAGCTCCGGTTCTGCGCCCTCGTGGTTGCGCCACCAGGTGCCATCTGCTTTATGGAAAACAGGCACGACCGCCGGGTCGTGGCCTGAACGGATCGACCACCCCAACTGCTCGCCGATGACCGTGTGGGCGATTCCGTGGCAGCCGGTGTGATTGCCCCAGCCGCATAAATGGAGGGCGTTAGAGAGCAACCCTGAGCCGCCGCGCGACTTGTACTGGCGGTGATGAGCCTCAGTCGCTGGTGACTTCCCGCAACCCTCGCAGATCCCGTTAGAACGCTCATTCAGAGCACGTAGGACAGCCGGCGAGAACGCGCTGCTCGAGCGTTTCATTCTGTGTTCTTCCGGTTGGGGGTGGGAAACATCACGACACCGCCGACAGTTCGGCTTTGCGTGCTTCTTTCGCGGCGATCAGGTCAGGGTGGGACTGGACACCGCGCACGCCGGCGAGATCCCATGCGGCCTTCAACGACTCGAGCGACGACGCGGCCATAAGGTCGGCTAGAACGGCGTCTACGACCTCCTGTGCGGGCTTGTCCGGGGTGTTCAGGGGTTGCACGACGAACGGTTTACGCTGCCCTCTGGTGACCGTGAGCGGGATTTCTAGCGGCTTGTCGATGTGCGAAAGGTGGGAGATTCGGATGCCCCCCACCGCGTCTTTCCCGAACCGGATAGTGGGGTCGCCGTAGAGGGTCAGCTTCCTGCCGACGTAGGCGCTCGCTTCGGAACCCCACGCCGCCACAAGCACACGACGCATCGACTTACCGGGCTTGTACGGTCGGCCAGGGAACTCCGCTAGGTGCAGCTCGACAGGCTGCTCAGCGTTACCCCGCTTCACCTCCGAGACGGTGACCGTCTTAGGTGCGGTCTGGTAGTCGTCGTAGTTCTGTTGGTCTGACTTGGGCTCGGTTGTTTTGAGAATGTCCATTAGATGTTGATCTCCTCATCTTCGTCACCGATCAGGTACCAAGTCGGCGGGTCGATGTAGTGGATGCCAGTTCCGTAGTCGGGCCAGACCCCTGATTCCTGGCACTCGCGGATGACGCGGCGTGCCCTCTGTGTGCGCTCTCTGGCTTTCTGCACCCAGATTTCGGGTAGGCCGATGAGTGCGGTGAAGTGCGGTGGCCGCTTGTCCACGACCGCGAACAGCAGTTCCGGCTGCATGTCGTGCGGCATCGGCCCCATGATCTCCGCGAGCACGTCAAGGTAGGAGACGTGCTGCACCCCGTAGTCGAGTCGGGCCGCGTTCTTCGTGAACTTGAGGGGGTGTGCGGAGAAAGCTGTCTTGAGGTCGATCGCTGTTATGCGGCGTTCGGACTGGTCGGGGAGGTAATCGAAGCGCGCCTTGCACAGCACCCCGTCGACCTCAGCGAACGCGGAGCACTCGGCAGACCCGGGCTGCTCGAGCATCGCCCTCACGGTAGGGTGACGGCGTGCTCCCTCGGCCATCCCCTTGGCGAGAGCGAAGTCGGCCTCAGTGACAAGCGATACACCGGCAGCCGCGAAAGCCTCCGCGAAACCTGCAGCATCGAGGCTCGCATCACCCTCACCACCGTGCTCAGTCAGAACATCGACCGCGCGCGCCTTGCCAACCTTCGTCGAGTAGTTCCAATCCTTCACGATGAACCCGTGCGGCTGGTCGAGAACAAGAGCGTGGGTGAGGGTGCCGAGCTCGGAACCGTCGAACGTGGGCGCGTCCTCGGGATGGTCGATCCAGTGCCTAGCCTGCGCCGGCACCTCCTCGATGAACCATTTGAGCGCTGTCGATCCGTAGCCCGGGGCTTGGCGGTATTCGGCATCTGGCATGTTCTTGACGATGCGGCCTGTCAGTGTGTAGCTCATGCTGCCTTCTTCTGGTTCTGGTCGGATTCCACGTCGGAGAATCGGATCGCGTTATCGAGTCGGTGATGCTCCTGGTGGCGTGGGTCGGTGAGGGTGCATTGCTCACCGTCCAAAGTGAAAGGGCAACTCATGTCAAGTCCTCGAAATCTTCGATCTCGTCTGCCGTCATCGGCTCTGGCATGTCGATGTCGTAAGAGATGTCGTCGTGGTTAGTGATGCGCCCGATCTCGTCGCCGTCGCGGTAGAAGATGGTTTCGGTGTACTGGCGCGTTTCTTTGCGCCTCGTCCATTCGCTCATGTCTTTGTTCTCCTGTTAGTGGGTGATGCCGTAAAAGATGAGGGCAGCCAGAGCTGCGAGGGTTAGGACTATGAGGGGGAGACGCCAACCGATGGTCATCAGCGCACCGCGCCGAAGTCGAGGGGTTCGGGGTCATGCCAACCGCTAGAGCGAACTTCGGTATCGCGGGTGTACATGCGCGGGGCGAAATCGAATGTCTGCTGCCCAAGTCGCTTGGCGATCATTTCGCAGTAGCGTTCTTCGAGTTCGACACCGATAACCGACCGGCCCAAGTTTCGGGCGGCGAGCAATGTCGCTCCCGAGCCAGCAAAAGGATCAGCAATAACTCCCTCGGGAGTCCTCTCAACAAGTGCCTCCATCAGGGCGACTGGCTTGGGGGTCGGGTGTCCGGTTGCGTTCTCCGCTCCCGAAGATCCACCACGGACTGAGTGCGTGGTAATCACAGAGCTTGCGCGACCATGCCCAGTCGCTTTCACATCCCACCCCTGGCCCAGCAAGTGGATGTCTTCGTGCGACGGTCCCCAAGGAATAGATAGGTCGCCCATCCCGGGCGTTGCGCCCTTTGACCAGATGAGCCTTTGCCTTTCGCCGACTGGGGCGGCGATACTCCATCGCCCGAACACGAGGGCGGGCTTGGTCGGCCCCCAAACACTGAGCGCGGCATCCCGTAGCGAACTGTCTTGATCCCCGGCAATCCGTCCGAGACTTTCGGCCTTGCGCCACCCCGAAGAAAACGCCATTCCATACGGAGGGTCAGTCACCAGCACATCGGCCTGCACCCACTCGGTGACCTCGATACAGTCCCCGTGGTACAGGGTTACAAGGTCGTCTTCGTAGTAGGGCTTCATCGGTTCGCCGCCCATCCGCTGATGATCGCGACAACCGCCACCACAGCCAGAAAACAGGTGACGAGGAACAGGCCGTAGAAGATGTGCCTCACAGGTCCATCCCCCAGGCGGCGTAGTCTTCGGCTTGCTGCTTCCGATAGTCGGACGGGTCGGGCTCCCAGACCTTGAAGTCGTGCGACGGGACCGGCTCCCACTCGGGCTCACCGATCGCGTACTGCGCGTACAGGGTCGGGCCGGTGGTTCTCTTCTGGCCGACAGCGACAAGGCGGGCGGTCATGACTTCGCCTCGTGGTGGCAGTCACACGCGCCATCGCGGCAGAACAACTGGGTGATCGTCGCGTAGTAACGGCACCCGCAATCGGGGCAACGGTCGGCGCTCATGCGGTGCCTGCTACGAGTGCATCCCAATCAACCCGGTCAAGGGTGACAACAGCGAACGTGTCAGTGCCGGAGATGGAGATGTAAACCTTCTCCCCGTCCTGCGAAACACTCACCGAGCGGGTGGGGTTGGCGCGGTCAATAGCGATCGTCATCAGAGGGCCAACTCTCTGCGAATGTCAGCGCCAATCGCTGCGTACTCATCGGGGTCGGCGTAGCAGATGGCGAACTGAATGAAGTTGGCGATCCGCTGCTGTTCTGCGAGGTAGAGAGTTGCAGATGCCTGAGCGACCAACGCAGCTGTCACCGCCTCAGGGTTGGTGCCGTCTGACTTGTCGGGCGTGTTCATCGCGACTTCGAGCGCGTTCTCCGCGTTCTTCTTGTGGTCGGTCATGCTGCTCTCTCCATTGCGGGTAGGTCATAGATGTGGTTTCGGAAATCGTCAGGGTTGGTGATGACGAGGATGTTGTCGGCGGCAAGCTCACCGGCACGCTTGCGGGGGGTGTCGAAGTGGACAGCCGGCCAGCCCTCACCCCCAGCACGGCGCAAGTAGACCGCGTTGATCTCGTTGCCGTTCAACGGGCCACAGTCCTTCACGATCTGGTAGACCGCATCCAGGACTCTCTGACGGGTGCCAGCGGAACGGTCAGCGCCAGCATGTGAGGAACGCGAACCCTTCCTCTTAGCCCTTGGTGTGTCTTCTCCCAGAAGGGAAAGGATCGGGGGGACAAAGAGGTCATCGAAGAGGGTTGGGGTGTTCATGCGGGCTGCACCTTCCAGCAGTCCAGAAGAGCCCGCTCGCAGAGGATGCATTCCTCAAATGCAGCCGTCGCGAGGACTTCGCCATAGGCATTCGTGCACCACAACTCGTAGGTGTCGTCGCAGGTTGAGTGGCAGCGATAAGCGACCGATCCGAGACACGCAAGCTTCGAATGTTCCCACTCGCACTTCGCTTCGTGCTCCCACAATTCTTCGAGCCTGTTCTCCACGGCGTAGTCGGGGGTCAGATCAATAGGGAAAGAGAGAGGGGCGGTCATTTGGTGGACTCCGGCTTCGTCTCGTTCTCGATTTCTGCCTTCCATCGGCGCTTGTGGTCCCGCTCGGTGACCGTCGAACAGGCCTGATTTCCGACCGCGCCGCAGACGGGGCAGGGCGTGGCGCTCATGCCTTCACCTCTGAGGGGAGAGAAGCCAGAAGGGAAAGGACACGGTGGGCGTGGCGACGGTGGTCATCCGTGCAGTCTCCCCAGCTGTCGCCTACAGTCAGTCCCGCGAGTTCCCGCTCGATGAAACGCGCCCAGTATTTCGCGAACCCGGGCAGGTCTTGGTAAAGACGAATCTCTACGAGGATCGGGTTGGCGGGGAGCTTGCCGTACTGGTAGCGGTCGCGGGGCGCGAACTCGATCGTGTGGCCTTCGCGCGGATTCTCCCAAGGGGCACGGGTGTTGTCGCAAGTACGGCAGATCCATGGCGTGTGGTCGTTGTTGCGCTGTTCGAGCGTCTTAGACGAGTACATGCTCATTTCTCCTTCGTGATGGTCAAAGACGGAACACCAAACCGAGCGGCCATGCGGAGCAGTTCGTCACGACCCGCCCCAGTGAGCGCGAACCCGAAATACCAGCCAGCAACCCAGACGGTGTACGTCATGCGTGTGCCTGCGCTTCCGCAAGGGTCATGCCCCAGGGCACGAAGTAGACGCGTCCGTAACCACGACCATTCAGGGCGCGGAGAGCGTCAACCTCCGACGGGAAAGGGATAGTGATCGTCTCGCCGTGGTCTTGGTCAGCAATGCACCAAACGCCTTCAGCGCTGGTAATCTCTTGTTCGGGCACTTGTACTGCCTCTTTCTTCTAGTGGTTTGCCTCTCGTTAGCCGCGAGAGGCTTACTGCTTTCTGTGGGTCTAGAGGGCGCGCTTGAAACGCGGCCACATCACAGCCAGAGCACCCAGCAGGATCGCGAGGATGCCCGCGAACGTCGGGGTATCGAGGTCGTCACCAGTGACCGGCAGCGACTCGGGCGGCGTCACAGGGGGAACCACAGGCGGCGTGCAGTCCTTCACGGTCTGCGGAAGATCCGTGTGCTGCGCCTTGTAGATCGGGGGCCACCCAATGTTGTCCGTGGGGTAGGTGATGTGCTCCGGGAACGTGAAATCCCCCACATACGAAACCCAGTCCTCCTGGGACGCGATCAGGGACGGCTCACAAGCCTCGAGGGGGGCGGCGCACAGTTCCCGCTTCTCAACCTCCGACCACCCCTCCGTGCCCTCCTTCACAGCGACAAGGGTCTGCTCACCGGAGTTCTCCCACGCAGCCGGCGCATCCGACAACTTCTCGTAGCAGTACAGACCCACCGCGTAGTGCGTCTCGGGGGCGACAGTCGGGGCCGGTTCGGGTTCGGTTGCCATTGCGGGGCCAGCCACACACGTGAGGGCTAGGGCGGTCGGGATAATGATGAGGTAGCGGTTCATGGTCAGGCTCTTTTCGGCTCGGCGGGAAGGGACTCGAGCCAGCGCTCAAGCTCGGCGATACGGAACACCGGCTTGGAGTTCGCGTAGGAGGGAATGAGGTCGTTGTTCCTCACGGCCTCGCGGATGACCTTCGTGGAGTACCCGCACGCCTCAGCGGCGGCATCTATGGAGAGGGCGAGGACGGTCACGCTGCGACCACCATTGAGGGGATGCCGCACATGAGCCACTGGTAGTCGACATCGAGTGCGACGGCGATCTTGCCCGTCTGCGCGAGCTTCAGCTCAATCGGGTTATCGAGTGCACGGTCTAGCGTGCTATTCGGGATACCGGCAGCGCGTGACAGCCATGAGACTGACAGACCGCGAATATCGAGCGTCTGGGTGATTCGGGTTGCTATTGCGGAGTTGAAGGCTAGTACGCCATCCACGCTGTCTGGTGTTCCCATGCAGCCACTCTAGCTTCCCATCTGGGAAACTACAAGCATGTTTGTGCAGAAAGTTTTTCGCGAAGTTCACCGAACGGGCTTTTAAGTTTCCCAACGGCGGGGTACAGTGTCCCCCGTGGAAAACTCAGACGAAATTCTCGCCGACGCCTACACCGCCTCTGTGCTCACGCAACTGGAGATCGAGATGACAGCGGCCAGGACGAACGTAAAACAGATCGCCGGCCAGCTCGGAGGCGACTACAACACCCTGCGCCGTTACGTGCGGGGAGAGCGGGACATGCCTCTTCCCGTGCTGTTGAAGGTTCTGATCCTCCTCAAGGTCGACAGCTCGACGTTCTTCCTTAGGGCTGCGGAGCGGATGCCGAAGTAGCTCTAAGGAGCCACAGTGCCGCCTCGCGGACTGTGGGGCACCTGTCCAAACCGAGCGCTTCACGGGCCTGTTCGCACAACTCGAATTCACATTCTGCACTGCTCATCTTTGGGGCTCCGTGCTCTAATTCCTCACCCGGGGTCTGGGGGTGTGCACGAAAGGGTATACCCCCGGCAGGGGGCGCGTATAGGGCTAAAGTCCTACTTCGTGTTCGTTCTTCGAACGCTCGATCCCCAGAAGCTCGGAGACCCGCTCCATGCCGTCCACCATCCGCTGCCGTGGTTGGCGTGTCCGGTACGCCTGGGTCTGCTGTCTTGAGGAGTGGCCGACTATCGCCATGATCACGTCGTCGGCGACGTTCGCGGCGGTCATCACGTCGACGGCGGTGTGGCGGGTGTCGTGCAATCTGATGTGCCGGTGGATGCCGATGGCCTTGAGGACTTTCGGCCATGCCTTCGTCGCCCAGTCGGGGTCGATCGGTCGCCCCTCTGCGGTTGTGAAAACGAGGTTGTGGGGGTTTGTGCCGGACTCGGCGCGCCAACGGCTCAGAACGCCGCTCAGGGGCCATACGAGGGGCACAATGCGCCACCCGGCATCGGACTTGGGCCGTGTGAGGTACAGGGTGTCGGTGAGCTGCCGGTACTCGTAGTCGGGTTCGGGGTTGAACGACCCTACTGTGTACCGCTGCAGTTGCCACGACAAGTCGAGTACGTCTGTCACCCGGTCCCATTCGAGGCCAAGGATCTCACCACGTCGTGCGCCGGTGAGCAGGAATGTCAGCCATAGGTACTGCTCGGGTGAGTTCTCGAACAGCTTGACGACACGGGATGCCTCTTCGATACTCAGCACCTCGAGTTTCGGTGTGCCCTTCTTCGGGGGGCGGGTCAACTTCGCCGGGTTCCGGGGTATCCGCCCCTCGCGTTCCGCGTCGGCCAGGGATGACGACATGATCGCATGGACGGTGTGCGCGGTCGACGGTGAGAGATTCTCGCCCACCCGGTCGGTGACCCTGCGGATGTGCGCCGGCGTGAGCTTGTCCATGCGGACGGTGCCGATCGTGGGGATGACATGGTTTCTGATCAGCGACTCGTAGTTGATGGCTGTCTTGGGGCGCTTCTTCGCGACCTCAGCGAGCCAGTAGGCGAACCATTGGGCGACGGTCTGGGAGTCGGTGTGAATGTCGCCGCGTTCGGCGAGCTCGCGTTTGAGGGTGGACAGTTTTTTGACGACGGTGGCCTTGGTCTTCGAGCGGATCACTTTGCGGCGACGTTTGCCGTCACGCACGGGAAGTTCCACGGAGGCCGTCCATAGGCCGCGCGCGTCTTTGTAGATGGAGCCCTCGTTCTTGCCGCGCATGTCAGTACCTCCTGTTAGCGGGCATCACGAACGCTTATCGAGAATGACGGTCGTGAAATGGAGAGTGCCGTCTGGTAGACGTTCGGCCATGGCGATTGTCTCGAAGTCTTCGGTCACGTCTGTTCCGAAGGTGACGCTCTCGTTGGTCATGGTCTTTGGTTCCTTTAGGTAAGAGCAGCGAGTGCTTCGCGGTAGGTCGTCAAGCGCTCTTGGGCGACAGCCGCGGTCTCGGCGGAATCTCCCGCAGCGTCTAGCACTTCCTCTGATGCCTCGATCGCTTTCCTCAGCGCTGCTTCTAGTCGTGTGTCGGTCATGTTGTCCTTCTAACGGGAGAGATGAAAGCCCAAGGGCAGTCTGGGTATGTTTCGGCGTAGTAGTGGTCAAAGTCGCAGAACGGGCACGTCTCGTTGTTAGCGTGCGAGCAAGTCGAGGTGGTCATCCACCGCATCACTGCCACGTTGCAACGCCCTTCTTGGCTTCGTGCTGCTTAGCTGCTTCTTCTGATTCATCAGGCCAGGAGTAGGCGCGCCAAGACATCCACCCGCAGGTGCATTGAGCGCGGCTCCCGAAGGGGTAGGCAGATACGATGTAAGTAAAATGGAACTTGGGTATCCTCACCATGTTGTCTTTCTTTCTTCCCGTCTAGGGGCTAAAGAACCGGGGCAGGAACAAAAGGCTCCCAGTCGTCAACACGGTCAAATATTGATAGGTTGCCCACAAACTTGACCCACCCGTCCCAATCGCGCGGACAGGAACCCTCGGCTACAACTCCGGAAACTTCTCCCTGCGAACCCACGAGTCGAACTGCGTCGCCAACGTTCACTTCCTCCCATCGAGATTGAACCCACTTGATCTTTGCCTTCGTTGCCATTTGTCGTGTTCCTTATCGTCTAGTAGTCGAAGGGGTCATCAGAGTCAGAGCGGTGAAAGTGGCAGCGACCGGACTCATCCCGCGTCTTGTTGCGGCATTGGTGATGATCCACTACGCCGCGACCGTATCGCTCACGCTCGTTGATGACCGTGAATGAACATTGCTTGACCTCGGGCTGCTCTTGGTCGGTCATGCTGTCCTGCTTTCGTCTAGGTGTAGCCATTGGTGTAGCCATTGCTAGGAGTTGATAGTAACTCCTAGGCCGTCAAATAGGCCAGTAAATTAGCCGATCTGCCTGTTTTCCCTGCCATTCAGCCTATCGTCTTTTGACTCGTAATGAGAAGGTCAAGAGTTCGATTCTCTTAGGCGGCTCAGCAAACACAAGGAAGTTGACCACCAGATAACCGCAAGTGTAGCCAAAGGTGTAGCCCATGACCAGAACCCGCATCCCCCTCGCTCTCGCCGCCCTCACCCTCCTCGCCCTCACCGGGTGCATACGGCTCGACCCCACAGACCCCATGCCCGACACCCGTACCGAGGTTCCCTGGGGGGATTACGACGAGACGGTGAAGGAACGGATCGACGGCCTCGAGGATGCGAAGGACTGCGCCGGCCTGCAGGGGGAGTTCGACATCGCCGACGCGAACAGCACAGCGACCCTGAACCGGACAGGGCATGGGAACGCGGACCTCATGGGGTATATCGATGAGGCGCTGGAGTTGGCCGGCTGCTACACGAGTTAAACGAGAGAAGACCCCGGCGCGACTCCGTGGGCAGGAGTCGCGCCGGGGCGCTTTGTGGGTGGTGTTCTAGTCGAGCCCGAGGCGTGACCGTGAGGCGTTGCGGTCGGCGAGCTGCTCCGTCTTCGTGCGGGGGTCGTCCTTCGAGGGGGTTTCGAAGGCGCGGATAGCGTCACGGATGATCGGTGCCTTCTGCTTGTCCGTGATGGTGTTGGGGACGGCGGCGACGATCGTTCCGGTGCCGAGGACGGCGAGGGCGACATACAGCCACTCGGAGACGGTGATCGCCCCACCACCATCCGACGCGGGGGCGAGGGCGGAGATGACGACGACGATACCCGGGGTAAGGAACCCGGCGATGGCCTTGCGGTATTCAGCGAGCTTTTCCATGATGATGCCTTTCGTTAGGGGATGCAGACGGCTTTCACGCTGCCGAGATATGTTCCGGTGGTCGAGTAGAAACTGATCGAGGTGCCGTTGCACTGGACAGATCCGACCGAAGCGCCAGCTGAACCGGTAGGCCCGGTGGACCCCGCAGGGCCGGTTGCACCTGCGGGGCCGATGCAGGAGTTGTGGGCCGAGCAGTATTCATCGATCGCTGCCGCGATCTCCTCCTCAGTGGGTGCCCTGCCGGGGTCGCCGTCCGGTCCCTGGGGTCCACGGTTCTGGGTGGTGAGCTCGGAGACTTCCGCCTCCGCTTGGTGCAGGCGTGTCTCCACGTCTATGCGGTCGACTAGCACGAGGGCGACGATCACCAAGAGCACCACGACGATCGCCGCTTTCAACGGCGGGTCGGCCCGGTTCCTCACCACGTCCCGACAACCTTGCCCACGATCAGAGCGGCGGCAACGGTGGAGAGGAAGCCGAGGACCACGGTAAGCCAGATATTCCGGATGGACTTGGCGTTCTGGTCGAGGTTCGTCACCACGCCCCTGAGGTCTTCCTTCAACTCGGTTCGCAGATCGCCTTCCCGTTTCACCGTGTCGGTGGTGAAGTTCTGGTGGGCTTCCTCGATGCGCCGGATGCGCTCACTATGGGCGGTCTCCCATGTGTTGAACGTCTCACGGGGAAGGTAGGTGTCCAGTTTCTCTAGGATGCGCTCGTTCTGCTCGGTGAGCGTCTTGAATTGGAGCGCAACTACTTCCGGGTTGAATTCGGTCAACGCCAGTCCCCCTCACGAGACTCGGAGGGGGTGTTTAGCTGTGGGAGATGCCGAGGCCGTCGACCTTCGCCCCTACGGCATCGATGCGCGGGCCGAGCTCGTTGATGACGAGAGAAGCGGTGGAGGTGAGTGCCTGCCCGAACTCGCCCTCATCAACCACGTCAGCATCGCCCGGGTTGTAACCGCCACCAGAGCCACCGGGGACTAGCGCTAGGAACGCGGTATGTGCTTCGTTGGCTTCGTAAACTGCGAAGTTGAATTCGGCATCACCGATACCCGGGGTCTCCCCAAGGAGACCGAACTTGCGCAAGGGCCCGTAGGTTTTCTCGAAGGCTGAGTACTCGTTCTGTGCAACGGTGCGGTTCGCGTACGGAGGGCGGATGAGAACGACAAGGCCGTCGCTTGGGCGTTGGATGAGTGCGTGCATTGGGTTGCTCGTTTCTGTAGGGGGTGGGGGGGTGGCTAGCAGTGGTGCTGGGTCAAAAGTTCCCAGAGTGAGTGAGTTTCGGGTCGAGACGCCGATATGGAGGTGCGGGCCCGACACGTTGCCCGTAGCCCCGCTGAGCGCAATGACCTCCGCCGCCTCAATACGCCCACGAGCCGCGAACGGGACTTTCAGGTGCTGCACATTCCAGTAGTTCCCGTCGTCCCCCAACCAGATACCGAAATACCCGTGAGTTGACGAGAAACCCGAACGCACATACTCGCCGCCGACAACAGCCGCAACCGGCGTCCCCGATTTTGCCCGCAGGTCGAGACCCTTATGACCGCGCCGGCCACCGTACTCACCACCAACAGTGACCTTGATCGCAGGGAGCGGGGCCACGTAGATGTTCATCAGGCGGGCTCATACAGGTTGGACCCGAAGATCACATCGGATGCGGCCCATGTGAATGGGGCGGTCGATGAGATCCCGGCAGGGGCGGTGGTGGAGTAGCCGGGGGTGGAGAAACGGACGACCGTTGCGCTGGTGATCAGCGCGGCGATGATGTGAGATGCGAGCGTGGAACTGTCGAACGCGTACACGTTGCCGTCAGCGGCGCGGAATGAGGGGGTGGATGCGTTCGTGGACGCGGTGACGGGGAGGGTCTTCGTCGGCGTCGACCCCATCGCCATGCCCGAGGTGCCGAGTTGGATGAAATACTCGTCGCGCACCATGCCCTGCTCATACCGGTACCGGTAGCGGGTGACGGAGCCTGCGCCGAGGGTGATGTTCGTGAGGGTGGGGGTGTAGGTGATCCAGGGGGAGGACCACGGCACGGTTGCGGTACTCGAGGTGGCCCTGTATGTCACCTGCGTGTCGGTCTGATACCCGTACTCACCGACCGTCATTCCGGTCTGAGCAAGTCTGGCGGTGGAGTTGGCCCACACGTAGGGGCGGGACGCGAACCGACCGTTGATCAGTCCGATGACGGTGTTGATCGCGGCGACCCACCCGCCGACAGTCGAGCCGACTACTGCCGGGATTGCGCTGTCGGCCATTAGGTGATCCTCCGGGTGTTGATGAACGACTCGAGCTGCACGATTGCGTCTCTCATGTCGTTGAGGGCGACGACGAGTTGGCGGTCGAACTCCGCAGAGTGGCCGTCCTTGTCAGTTGGCGGGACTCCGGGGAGCCGTATGGTGTCGCCGATGCCTGCCATAGGGCCTCCAATAGAAAAGGCACCCCGAAGGGTGCCTTGGTCTTGCGGGAATATGGGTTAGAGGGCGAGCGCCAACGGCTTGATCGAGCGGTCATCAAAGGAGTACCCCGACCAGATGGCATCCTGCTGGTCATAGCTGAGCCCGCTGTAGACGGTGTCTATGTCGTTGAGGGTGACGTGGCGTACGGCAGTGACCGTGGACTCGACAAGGCCGAATTGCACTGACCGGATGCGGTATCGGGAATCCTCCGCGTAAAAGAGGGAGCCTGCTGTGAGGCCGAAACCGTTGAGGTCGGCTGTAGGAATTTTGAATGTCACCTCGACGGCGACACCTGAGATGTCCTCGATCGCTGCCGGGGTGATCTTCGCCACCTGTGTGATGTCGGCTATGGCGAAGCTATTGATCGTCCGCGCCACAAGGGTCGTCGTCTTCGTTGGGTCCGCTCCGGTGTCGAAGGTATACGGCTGGGGGTCGGTGAACGTGCCCGAGCCCGTCAGCGTGAGCGCCGCGCGGCCTGTGGTGCCGAGTGAGTCCGCGAATGCGAAAGGCCCGGTGTAACCGCTGATCGCGGAAGCCGGGCCTTGGAGGGTGAACTTCACCTGCCCGGGACTATCACCCAAGGAAGGAATCACAGCACCGCCCGCAGCCTCCCATGTGGCTGCAGGAACGTTCGCACCTGTAGAGTCCAAAACGTAGTACTGGCCGGGAAGCACAGGCAGCGCAGTGCCTGGCACTAACGGGAAGACTTCGACCGGGTAATTGCGGGTGTTCACGGTGACTGTCGCAGTCTGCCCAACATCGATCTGGAACCGGGTGTTCTGGGTGGATGCGTCGAAGACGATACCGCCACCCGCACGCGGGTTCTGCGCGTAGATGACGATCTGCTGCCCGCCGAAGATGTTGGACGGGGTGATCTTCAATGGGCTGTGGTTGGTGATCGAAACTGTGCGCGACCCAATGTCGGCCACTCGGATCACGTTGCCGTCCGGGTATATCTCCACCTGGAACGCAGTGCAGATTTCCTTGAGCTTCGTCCACACGTCATCCGACCACCCGGGGAAAACCACGACAGGATCTACGGCGGCATCGTAGGAGTACGTCATCCCACCGAGGGTTTCGTCGCAGTCCCGCAGGTACCCCTCGATCGCATCCGAAAGGGTAACGTCGGTCCAGTCGAACGAGGTAACCCGATTAACACCGAAGACGTTCACCTCCGCGCCAGCAGCATCAGGGAACAGCACAACAACTTCGCCAGTGGTCTTGACTGCCTGCGCGTAGCTTGAAAAAACGAGGGGAGCAACGGGGTAGCCCGAATACCAGCGATTGTCTTCAACCGGATGCCCGGTAGAGAGGGCGTAGTGCACCAGGTAGTTGCTTTGCCCCCAGCTCGCCCATATCCCAGTCGCATCAACAGCGATGCCCTTTATGCCGCTATCTGTACCTGCGGGAGCTGCAAGAGTCCACGTGTTCTGAGCGACTAGAGAAGTATTGAATGAACGAATAGTGCCTACTGCACCAGCAGTGAAGCTTGTAAGCAAGGAGGCATACAAAACGTCGGTAGATGAGAAAGCCAGCTTGCGGATCGGGTTTACCGCACTAAACCCACTAACTGACACCTTATCGACGTATGTAACGGTGGTGCCGGAAACAGTGAATTTCTGAATGCGCGCATTCTCGCTGTCGGCGGCGTAAAGAACCCCAGTCGAGTCGTAGGCAACAGAAATTGGCACTGTGCTGCCGAACTGCCCGTTGCCGGTTCCGGTGGTTCCGGTCTTCGTGGAATAAGTGTAAAGCGTGCGCCCTGCGTTTGGAGTGAAAATCTGAACGCGAGAATTGATGCCATCACCGACTGCCACTGACCCATCCACCGGAGAAACGGCAATGGTAGTCCTGCCTCCGAAGTAGCCATTAGCTGAGCCGGACTCGCCACCACCGACACCTGCAGTCACCAAGCCACCGAATTGGGTGACGTAATTTCCGTCAGAGTCGTACTTCACGACAAGGTACTTCTCTACGAAAGAACCCGGCAGGTTGATGCCCGAAAAAGAGGTGACGAAAATGGAGTCGTCGTAGGGGTCAATTGCAATGTCATAGGGGGTCGCGAGAGTGCCAACACCAGTTCCGTACGAAGAAGAACCGATCGGGCCGGTAAATAGCGGATCACCAGCGTTGAACCACACCGGGTCTACCGTCCGGTCTGCGACGAGGAAGTTGAGTTTGCCTGCCACGTCCAGGTGCGCGGTCAGGCCTTGGACAGGGGAGCCGATGACATTCCCCTTGAACGTGCCGGCCACGGTGTCAGTGATGGTGATGTCGTTGTCGGTGGCGAACAGTGAGGTTGAGGTGGCCCCCGCATCAATGCTGGCCGAGCCGACCGAGCCCGACGTGTCACCCAAGGCGGCAGGGGTGCAGTCCTGGGAGACCACCCAACCGGGCTTGATGTCGCCGACCAAACCCGAGCCGACCATCGCGACACTAAGCGCCATGACGACCACTCCAACGGCGAGCAGAACATGCAGTCGCACAGATTTCATTTTCATGGGTGGACAACCTACTCTCCCCCCAACCAAATAAATAGGTCACAGCACTTCCTCGAGCGTTGTCGAGATCGCTTTCTTAGGTGGGTAGATGAAGTCGTAGTCCTCGATGATCGCGTCATCCGCGAAGTCAAGGGTCGTGTGACCTTCGCCCGGCATGTGATGCCCAGTCAGCGTCGGGGTGATGCCCGTGGTCCATAGTTGCCCCATCAAAGAGATCGGGGTCAGCGTCGATGCGGCCGAGGAAGTGCGGGTGTAGAAGATGCGAGCCCAGTTGTAGGACGCCCCAGAAACAGTGGCGTTCATGCGGGTAGAGCTCGTCTCACCGATGAGTGTCAGGTTCGCCGTCGCTCCTGGAGTGGTGGCACCGTTCACCCACGATTCGACCCTGACCACAGCGGTTCCGGTCGACGCGCCGGTGCAGCCGAGGTGCAGGGTGTGTGTGGGCGGGATGGGGATGTCGATGTAGGGGATCGTCGCATCCGTCAAAGGGGTGGCACCCGATGCGGTGGTGATGGCGAACGTCGCCTTGCGGGGCGGCTGGTTGTAGGAGTTCGCCGCTGTGTCCGCGAACGTCGGCTCGGCAGCACCGGTGTTGTACCAGTCCAGCTCCACCCGCGCCGGCTCAGACCAGCCTGCAGGGAAGACGTTCGTCTCGAAGGCGTAGTAGTCGCCGAACCGCCACTTGCGGACTCCGTAGAAACCCGATGCGGCCTTGTTGTACACCTGGTATCCGTCGATCGCCTTGGACTCGCCCAGCGCGGTGATGGTGTACACCTTCGAGAACCGGCTCGAGCGGGATCGCGCGCGCGCCCCGTTCTCATAGACGGCACCCTCGCTGTAGCCCTCGTTTCGGACGCTGATGCCCCGCAGCGGGGCTGGTGCCCACTGGAAGAACCCACCCGCAGTTCGGTCGGTCCAGCCGAACCAGATGTGCGTGTAGATGTCGGCCATCAGTAAGCCCCCAGAGCGGCGAGCTTGCCGCTGCCGGTGTTGTTGTTGGATGCGACCTGTTCGGGGAGGAGGAACCCGGGCTGGATGTGAGACACCGCATCTGTCAGGGTGCGGACTAGGCCACGCAGTTGCGGGTCGGGCGTGTACCCCTGGTCTGCTGAAGATGCTGCAGTTGCAGTCACAACCGTCGCGCGCGCCGTGGTGGCCAGAGAGCCTTGGAATCCGTCAGTGACCTGCGAGGAGAGGTCGGACATGATGCCGTTCAGGTTGTTCGGGCCCGTGAGTCCCTGCTCGAGCCCCTGGATCAGGTAGTCGCCGATACCGGCGAACACCTTCGACGGGGACTTGATGCCGAGGAAGGCCTTGATGTTCTTGAGGATCCCGGAGAAGAACCCCTTGATCTGATTCCACAGCCAATCGGCTGTCCCCTTGATCCCAGACCACAACCCATTGATGAGCTGCACACCCACGTTCGCGAGCTGCGCGATGGTCGTCGGGTTCGTGAACGCCCCCACAAGCCCGGTAATGATCTGGGGGATCGCCTTAACCAAAGTTTGAATAATTGTCGGAAGTGCGCCTATCAGACCAAGGAAAAGTTTGATTCCGGCATCGATGATTTTGGGCAGAGAGGAGAGAGTTGCACTGACGACCGAGGAGATTATTAGCGGCAGTGCGGCGACAATTCCTGAGATAATCTCAGGAAGTGCGGTAACGAGCGATAGCAGTAAATCGACTCCTGTGTCAATGATTTGTGGGATCGCGGACACAAAAAAATTGACCAGACTGAGTATCAACTGCGGCAGCGCAGCTATCAAAAACGGTATAGCCTGGATGATCCCGGTCGCCAACCCGGTCACTAACTGCAACGCTGCAGTCAATATCAGGGGAAGATTGGCTATCAAAGCCTTCGCCAGCCCGACGATCGCGGAGACGGCAGCGGGAATCAAAGTGGGCAGCGCCTTAGCCACACCATTGACAAGCGCCACGAGAACCTTCGCGCCCGCATCAAGGAGCATCGGCAGTTGGCCGAGCAAAGTGACGACGAACGCGGCAAGAATGGGGACGGCGGACTCGATCAGCGACGGTGCCTGAGCGGCAATCCCGGTGATGATCGAGGAGACCACCGACGTTCCGACCTCGAGGAATTTCGGGAGGATTCCGATGAGGAACTGTGCTGCATTGCCGAACACCGCACCAATCGCCGGGGCAGCCTTCGACAGGTCGCCGTCCGCATCCAGCACGGCCTTCGTGAAAGTCCCCAGCAAACCGGAACCCTGATCGCCGAGCTCCTGTAGGACCGGCATGAGGGTCAGGCCGAGGGCGTTCTTCGCCGCATCCGCGCCGGCAGAGAGACGGTCGAGCGCGTCATCGACACTCCCCAGTTTTGTCAACTGCTCACCGGAGAGCACCGCCCCCGCATCCCGAGCCTGCTGCGCGAGTTCCGCGAGGGAGCCCGCCGACCCGTCGATGAGGGGGTTCAGCTCGGTCGCGGACTTCCCCAGCAGTTGCATCGCGAGAACGTCGCGCTCGGCAGGGTTGGAGACCTGCCCGAGGGCGGCGATCACCTCGCTGTACACCTGTGTGGAGTCGCGGAGGTTCCCATTCGCATCCGTCGACGCGACACCCAGCTTCTCGAAAGCCGCAGCAGTCGTCTTGTTGCCCGCCGCCGCCGTGCCCATGTTCTTCGTCAGCTTCGTCAGCGACCCCGAGATGGTCTCGAATGAGACACCCGTGATCTTCGACGCGTACTGCAGCTCCTGCACCGCATCCGTGGAGAGGTGCGTCTGGGAGGCGGCGAGTTGCACATTCTCCGCGTACTCCGCAGCGCCCTTAGTCGCCGCCGTCAGTCCCACAACTGCCCCGAGGGCGGCAGTACCCAAAGCGGCTATCCCGACAGCGGCAGCCTTCCCAATCCCACCGAGCACACCGGACATACCAGAGGCTTTGTCTTCGACCGCGTTGATGCCAGAGATCGCGCCCTTGGGGTCAACGATCAGGTCGATGGTTACGCCACGGGCCACGGTTCACCTCTTCTTCTTTCGTAGTCGGGCGATCTCATCGGCGACATCAAGGAACGCCTTGTGCTCAATCGAGGTGAGGGCGAACCATGACGCGACGGGCTGGTTGGTGGCCGCACACCACCAAGCGGCTAGTTCTGCATCGTCGTAGACGGCGGCGAGACGAAATCCACGGCTGCCTGCACCTCCGGGGTGGGCTCCTCGAACAGCGCTTCGATCTGTGTAATCGTCAGTGACATCGACTTCTCGTATGCGGCCTGCACGGGCAGGTGCTCACGCTCGCGGAACCACGCGAATGCGATCGCGTAGTTCGCCGATACTTCGTCCTGCTCAGAGATCCGGTTGATGTTGTTGCCGAACTTCTCGATGATCTCTCGGTAGGTCTGTCCGGTAACTCCGGACTTCATACATTCCATGCCAGTCGTCAT